CACACAAGAAATACGCCCCGAAGATAGTTTCCGTTATGCACGAGAAATACTCAAACCCTACGGCGAACTGGATCGCATATTGGCCTGGTGCAAGACCGAACTGATAGCCGAATGGCGATGGCAATTGATTGACGGTAGCACAGACAAAAGACCTGGCAGATACATTTTTTACTTTGACTCTGACAGAGACTTTTTTGCCTTTGTACTACAATGGTCATAAACCAATACTTCAGTAGTACTTGACACAAAATCCCTACCATGTTATACTTACAGCATGTTTTTAGGAGATTCAAATGAACGACTGGGACCGCGACAATCTTAACTTTTTGATTAACGCAGATCGTGAAACCATGGAAGACTGGTATCACATGGCCACCGAAGACGATTTCAAGTATGCCGCAGAACTGTTGCGCCGTGCTCGCACTGAGTTGGCCATGACGGAACTGGCTCTTGTTGATGACGAAGCAGTGGAAGACATGACCGAAGCCTGCTCTGTGTTATCAAGGTTCCGGCTGTGAAAAACAATCGTTTTGTTGTAATGTGGGACTGCAACGGCCTTGAAGCTGTGGAGCAATTGCCAGATCCTGCCGAAACCACCTTTGCCCTGCTCAAAGGTGTAGAACTACCCAAACCGCAATTTAACATCATGCACTGGCGTCTCCGGGCGCAGTTCAACACTCAGAGGCACTATGAAATCTATGTGTTTGACGCTACCAAAGGCATCACAAAAGACGACATTCGAGACATGTTTGAAGCATCACCACAAACAGCCGCTGACACCATTCGTGGCATTGGCACGGTGTTCCACAGTGATAGAGCCCAGAATGAGCGTGTAGCTATTCGATAAGTATTTTAGGAGGTTTATCATGACACAACTAAACGAAGCACAATTAACTGAGATAGGTACGTATGGCGTTCTACTAGATGCCAGCAATCCCTCAGTAAATCTAAAATTCAAATCCACACGTAACGATTTATCCAAGCGAGCACTTGGTCTTATTGATCGTATCAACTATTGCATTAGATTGGCAAATACAGGTAAGGATTACAAATCTGATGCATTTAGACAGTCGCATCCAAATGTGTATTTCCCAAGATACCAACCTTTTATTGATGCAGGCACTACAGATTTTCAAGTTAAATTAACTTCAACATTTAGTGTAACAAAGTAATACTTTTGTTTACTGAAAATTTGATAAAAATACGCCAAAAAACACTTGACTGATAATAGAGATTCTGCTATACTATGACTTGTGTTAGAGATAACACAGATTTTTAACTCAATAGAGACCCCAGAGGTCGGAAGGAAAAATATGTACTCAGTTGCACTCGCTGTCAATCATGACACAAAAGAATTCGCAATCACTGTCCGTCGATTGGAATCATCGCACTTCAAGAAAGTTGGACCAAATTCCTGGGTTGATGCAAACTACCCCGACAAGGAATTTTTTGTTGTTGTACAGGCTGAGTCTGCCCGTGCCGAATTCATTGCACACAACCAAAGTTTTCTGCTACAATCTAATGGTTACACTCCTGTGACTGTAAAAGGAAACTTCAATGATGAATAAAACCCACCACCGAGCTCTTGATATTGAGCTACAACGACAACGCTACGGCGAGAACTCTGAACTGCTAAAAGGTTTGGGGTATAACACTGACGTCATGAACATTCGACGCATGTCCAAGGACATTGCAACAGGTGACACCTGGCGATATATGGAATCCAAGGATCTAGAGGATCTCAAGGATTGTGTAACTGACTATAACTTGTATGAGTGGGCAGTTAACACTCAACTGGATTCTGTTTTGCTTGACACAGGATTGGTGCTTGAGTTTGGTACTGCAACTGGTCGCACATTGAATCAGTTTGCTTACTGGTTGCCAAACAAAACTATCTATGGCTTTGACAGTTGGCAAGGATTACCTGAGATGTTCAACGACTTGCCTGCAGGCCACTTTGCACAGGAACTGCCTAAGGTGTTACCAAACTGCAAATTAGTACAAGGTTGGTTTGGAACTAGACCTCCACAAGACCAATCCAACATTGCAGAAAACACGGCACTGGCATTTGCCACCACTACGCAGGAATCTATTGCACTTTTGCACTTGGATGCGGATTTGTACTCTAGTACAAAAACAGTCTTGGATGTGTTTGCCAAACAAATTGTGCCAGGTACTGTGATTTTGTTTAACGAGTATTGGAATCATCCAACTTGGAAGAAACATGAATACCGGGCTTGGCAAGAGCATTGTAAAGTATATAGCATCAAGTATGAGTATATTGGCTATGCTAGTGATCATCAAGAAGTGGCAATTAGAGTAATTAAATAATTGACACTAAACGATTTCTAGTGTAAACTAGAAACTGTGCTGGCAATAGTGCCAGAACAAATGGAACGCTATGTTTGGCAATCACACACCTTACGAAGTTGCAACAGCCGCCGACACCATTCGACGCATCGGCACCCAATTCTACAGTGACCGCCAAACTCAGAAAGCGGTAATTGTATGACTCCAGTGAAACTTTATTGCACTCAAGATGAGGACACCAGTGAGTGGTTGGTATGGTTCCCACATCCCCTAGGTGGTATGAACGTGCTAGAAACATTTACTGATGCAGAAGAAGCACATCGCTTCTGGGCTGATCAGATGGACTCTGCAGATTTTACATGAAAGTTAATTATGTCTAAAGTTATTACTATTGATTCAAAAAACGGCGCCTCTAATATCGACAAGAGCCGCCAGGCAACTAATATTTCAAACTTAAATGAAGATTGCAAAGAGTGGCAAAAAATTGTTAACGGAGATCAAAAAAACAAAGTAATTCCTACTATTAAAAGCCGACTGGAAAAAAATTATGAGTATTATGGTTTTACTAGTAAAGATCAGATTGACTTCAAAGCTGTACAAAGACTTGCCAAAGCATATCTTCAAGCCGATTCTTGGCTTCAAATTAATTACTGTAGGGACAGCACCCGTCAAAGCATTGATGAAAGTGTGCAAACTGCTACTCTCAAAAAATATATTAACGATTCTTTTGAAAATATTTCAAACGGCAAAGAAGTTCCATTCAACGGAAAAATTGTTTCAAAGAAACAAGCTACCGGTCTGAATGGAAAACAAATTAAAGCTCGCAGTATAGATGCCATAGGTAGAGTTGGCAAACGTGATGTAAAAATTTTCCAAAAGTATTCTAAGGTTGCCGGTAGCGGGCAATCTCATCAAACTCTTGAAACACAAAATTGGTTAGAGGAATGTTCAAAAATTCAAGACACATCAATTATATTTGTGGCTCAATTAGACGGTGGCGAAGCAGAGAGCCACATTCCAGAATTACAACAGCAGTTTTCCGAATTTAGTAATATATTTGTGGGTAATAGCGAACAAGTCATTGACTGGCTAAACACACAGGCTAAATAAACACACTATCGGTTTGCTGAGAATGCCGCGATAGATTACAACTGAAAAAGGTAAAAATGAATTACGAACTCCATCAACATGATTGTATAGATTGGATGAACTCTCAAGCAGAGAAATCTATACAGTGCATCATTACTTCACCTCCTTACAATCTTGATATCAAATACGGAACGTATCAAGATGATCTTCCTAGAGATGGTTATCTCAAATGGCTCAACGATGTTGCTGTTGCAATGAAACAAGTGTTAACTGATGATGGTCAAGTATTTTTAAATGTAGGCTATTCTAATTTAGATCCTTGGGTAGCCATGGATGTGGCTCAAGTATTTCGACAAGTCTTTGTTTTGCAAAACAATTCGACTTGGGTCAAGCACATTGCAGTTAATGACCAAGGATACGGTCAGTATAAGCCTATTTTAAGTGATAGATTTGCAAGTGCTACTACAGAATCTATTTTCCACTTTACTAAAAACGGCAACGTTAAAGTTGACCGTTTGGCCATTGGACAAAGAAACAAATCAGAAGGATACAAATATCCAGAATTGTATTCTGAAAGCAGACATATTGCTACACAAAGACGTAAAGCATCTCGGAAACTTGGATTTGATAATTGGATGGATCTTAAAAGCAACGGATCAGACAAACAAAAAGAAGAATACGAAATTATTCTTGCTAGTCTGCTAGTTAAAAATCCATATGATCCCGACAAGAAGAAATGCATCGGCAATGCCTGGTTTATTCCATATACTCCAACATCAAAGTTGGCTAAGGAAGTAGGTACCGCCAATGACACCGGCACTAGAGAAGGCAGTCGCGGCGGGCATCCTGCAACCTTCCCGGAACAACTTCCGGATATGTGTATTAGGTTTTCGGGTATTGCACTTGGTAGTCGTGTGTATGATCCGTTTAACGGAACTGGTACAACTTTGTTGTCTGCATTAAAAAACGGCATGTATGGAATTGGAACAGACTTAGATCAAAGCTATTTAGATTTTTCTAAACAACGGTTAGAATATTTTCTCAATCCGCCATCTGCAGAAAACTCAAAAAAAGGTAAGACCATCAAAATGGCAAACCCAGCATTGTTTGAAATTTCTTAATTAGCAACTCAATCTTTTTTTAACCTGAGGAAATAATATGGTATCACCAGAAGAAAATTTTGGAAAGAAAAAACGATTTTACGAAAAGTTATCGTTGGATCTCAACCGATCACTGCGATATCACTATTCGGCTGCTCGCAAAGGTGCAGTCAAACGGAATATTGATTTTTATATAACTGAACAGACTATTGTTGATCTTTGGAAAAAACAAAAAGGAAAATGCGCCTTGAGCGGAGTTGACCTAACATTGACCCACGGAACTACTACCAATGCTAATCCAACCAAATTAAGCGTAGACCGCATTGACAATAGTTTAGGATACTACCCTGAAAATGTTCAACTTATCACTTGGCAAGCCAACGCTGCCAAAAGCGTATGGAGCAACCAGCAGTTGATTGATATGTGCAAGGCTATAGCAACACTACATTCAAAATGAGTATTCTGCAATTTAACTGTCGCCCGTACACTGTGTTTGATCCTGCCAACCGAGAACATCGACGCTGGTACAATCAGTTTGTCACACACAAGTCTTGGGGACGATGCCCATATCGCTTTATTGTGCCCGAGGACCATGGGGATTTGATCACCATGTGCCAGCGTAGTTTGGTCAAGTACTATGTGCAA